AAATTGTCTAAAGACATAGACTCTGGTGAAGTCATAGTTACCATAAAATTATTAGCATCATCTAAAGTATAGCCATAATTGCGTTGTAGGTCAGATACTAATTGAGCTTCTTGAGCTTGTTTCTTAGTCTGTTGTTCCATATTACGCATTGAATCTATACGAGATTCTTCTAATTTTAAGGTATAGTCTGCCATTTCTTCTAAATATTCAGCTTGTTGAGATAAATATTTAGCACTTCTACTATCGGGATCAGCTATCGCCTCGGAATGATCATATCCAGCAGGTTTAGAAGGTTTAACAGGTTTTTCTACTTGTACTGTTTCCTCTTTCACTGGTGCTTGAGAAGCTGTAGAGCCTTTAGTGTTCATAAGTTCACTTACTTGACTTTTTAACAATTCTACTTCTGTTGCACGTTTATCTGCTTGACTTTGCCAATACTGAAATTGGTTACTATCTTCCTTTGGGTCAACAGATTGTTGAACTTCCGAAGTCTCATCACCTGATACTTGTTGAGATTCTTCAGTCTGAAATGCAAATTCACTTGAATTATCTCCGAAAATATCATTAAAGATGTCTTCTTCTGGTTTAGATTCCACTGCAGTCTCTTGTGGAGCCTCAACCTGTGGTTGTTCTACTTCTGTTGCCTGTATATCTTGAGTATCACTCATTGTTTTCTCCTAGCCCTAACTCTCCTGTAAGTGGGTTGTCAGCGACTGCGTCACTTTCTACCTCTCTTGCAGAGTTTATTAGGTTTTGTTCAACATCGGCAAGACGTGTTTGATACATCGTAGTTGCCGCTTCAGCTCTATTCTTAACCTTGTCAAGTCCTGAGCTAAATTTTTCTACCTCTAAACGTTTCTTAGCATGTAACTCTTCACGTGTAGCGGTTTGCAAGTCTCCTCTGACTTGTTTCAATTCTTGTTCCATCGCTTGCATTTGTTGCTGCATTTGTTTCATTTGACCAGAACGTTCTAATACACCTTCTACATCTACTAATTCTGATTTCTTTAGTACTTCTACTTGGTCTATTAGTCCTGCCTGATACATTTCTTGATAAGTTGCTAACAATGCCATTCTATTTGTAGGTAATGTAGATCCAGATACAACTCTAATATCGTAATTACCAACACCTAAATCATGCCATTTGTTTACTTCGCCATTATCCATTTCTTTATAAAAATTAAATCTTTCTTCCTTTTCGGTGCCATTAGGCTGTACTAAACGTATAACCTTTTCTTCTGTATATAATTGTTGCATTAAAGGTATTGCAACCTTTGCAACTTGATTTAAAAAGTTTTCCATATCATCTCTTCTAGATTTAATACGTCTTTGTCCAAATTCGTCTACTACAAGAGTTCCTCTATAAGTAGATGGAGCGTTAGCAGAACTACCTTGCATAAGTTCAAAAATACCAAATCCGTACTCTAGGTCGTATTTAGCGTCTGCTTCATTTTTATATAATTCGTTGGGAAGAGGCACTGGCCCTGCTACAATAGGTGCACCTAGCTCTGCGTCAAACTCAATTACGCTCGTTCCTGCTCTTCCCCATTCTTCCTCTATCATTCTAATATCAGCTGAACCTCTTGGTATTAAAAGCTTAACATTAGTACTAGTAGATGCGTGTGCTATGATTAAAGACCTTATTTTGTTAATATACTCTTGTAAAGGTCTAAACAATCTTACATCTGACTCAGGAAAGGGATTTCTGTGATGAATATTCATTAATGGTACAATAGGATATTCATCTGTAGGTAAGACTCTTTGATATAGCAAATTGTCTCCTACACTAACTGTTAAAGCAACACAGCATTTTTCAATTTCATTTGCTGTAATCTTACCCATCATTACAAGTTCCAATACCGTAGTAGGTACTAAAGTAGTAGTACTTCCTGGTATACCATCTTCATCTTCCATTCCAGGAACTTTTACTGGGTCAGCAGGTATAATATTACCTTGTTCATCTATTTCAGGCTCTGGAAGTTCAAAATGGAACATTGCTCCATACGCTTCTATTGTCCGAAACATCTCTTCTACTAACTCAGGGTCAGATACAATTACTTCTTCTCCAGTAATTTTTCTAACAACAACATAGTATTTATCTCCATATCTCTCATATTCTTCAGCTGTCATCAAAAATTCTTCATTATTGAAAGGTTCAAAGACATTCCAATAACTATGAAGCTCTTTTGTGTATCTTTCTATAAACTTACGTTTTGTATGATATCTATTGTCATCATCTCCTTTAAAGATTTGACCTTCTGTAGCGGCTAAATCAGTAGTAGGATAGTCTTCATTGTCAGCTTGATGTGAAGATGCGTCTTCTATAATATCCATAAAATCAGGATATAGTTGCATTGCTTGTTCATCTGTTAAATGTTTTGCTACCATAATATGTGCAGCATCTCTAGCATAGATGTCTTTTGCGTTAGGGTCTATATAAACATCTAAAGGATTTATAGATTTAATAAAAACCTCTCCTTTACCCATATCCGCTTGAGGATCTTGGTATACATTAAACACACCCATACCTCCAACATAGTAATCATCTATAACTCTCTTTAATTCTTCATTCCCGATAGAGGTTTCCCATATCCAAGCAAATAAATCTGAAAACACTTTTGCTGTATCTCTGTCTGAATCTTCCCTTGCAGTGCTACGAAATTGAGGTGAATTGTATGTTAGCAAAGATTTTGCTGTTTCTACGATAGGATGTATACGATTTACTACAATAGGAGCTTGTCCACGAGATTCTAAAACGTCTTTTTCTTCATTTGACCATTGTGCTCCTGCACGGAACTCAACCGCTTCTTGATATTTTACTGCCCAAAGCTCACGGGATGATGAATATTCTCTGAGTAATTCTTGAGATAGGTCTACATCTTCATTAGTAGAACCATCATTAGCTTTTATACTTCCAGGTATATAGCCAAATATATTAACTAGATCGTTATAATTTTGGCTTCTTGACTTTGCTTTTTTCTTGCTTTTTGGCATTGACCTCTATGTACCCTTCTGGTATTTTTGTATTTAGCACGTCAGATAACTCCCTCTTAAATGTCTTAAAGGGCATCATATATTTAACTAAATCTATTTGCATACAATTACTCCCCTGAAATTAAGCGATTTTTCGCATAACTGTCAAGTCTTTTTTACGCTATTTTCCAGTTTTTTGGCTGATAGTCGTAATATTCGTCATAATCTAACTCCATATCAGCTCCTTCATGCGTTGGTTTATAGCAATTTTTATTGGCATAAAAGAATCCATCGAGTAAATCATCGTGTTTACCACGTGGATACAATAACAATTCGTCTAGTAATGCTTGTTGATTTTTCTGTATAAATACATTTCCTTGAGCAAATAAGGGCTGTAAGCTTTCTAACCTATAGGACTTGGAGGTTCTTGGATTTTCTTTAATTTCCAGGCCAGGAATAAACAACCCCTCATCTGCTGCCTTCTCTTTAAGATATTGTCTTAACATTTCCTGATATCCAACAGATTCTACTCTCGTCTTAGCACTTTGATATATCTTAAAGTTTCTAATAATAGAATCTGCTAGATCTAAAGGAGTTGCTCTCTTCCTATAATAAGGCAAAACAAATCTATTACCATCATAATCAACTGCTATATTAAATATTACACTAAAGTCAGCTCCTCTTTTTGTGCTGGATGCAGGGTCGATGCCTGTAAAGATGTTTACAGGTCTAATCTCATTTATTTCCTCCCCATTGACGGTCGTCAATATGAGATTCGACAACCCTTGTTCATCCGTTTCCGTGTATCCTTCATAATAATTAATATGTTCAGCTCTAAATAAATTTTCTTCATCACCTGTAATTTGACATAAATACTCTCTGTAGAATACAGATACACGGTTAATACTTTCTAATTCTTCTTTTTTCTGTATAAGTTTATCTGCTGGCCACACTGCGTCCCATAAACCCTTACCATTTTCTAGGTCTGGAGCAAAATGCATATTAACCCAACCCTTCATATCCTTCAATGTTTCAACGAGACAACGTTCATGCTGGGGAGTACCAATAACACATACTCTACCCCTAATAGGATCTAACGAAGGAACACCAGATTGGAGCAACCAACGAAGATTTGTCTCCATAGCCTCTGCTGTCTTGGTATTGTTTTCATCTTCGGGGTCGTCTAGGATTAATAAAGTAGGACGTTGGTTTCCATGCTTAATACCACGTATCTGCTGACCAGTACCTTTACATATAATAACACTACCATCTTTGAGTTCTATCTCAGCGTTTGACCATTTACGTGCATTATGTTGCCCCCAATACCCAAAAAAATGCCTAAACTCTTGAGAATAATCTAAAACATCTTTAATTGTTCCTAATAGCTTGGTAGCGTGTCCCTGTGTTCTAGACACTAATACAATAACTTTAGGGCCCTTATCAAACATAAGATGAAATAATGGATATACCCCTGCCACAATACTAGATTTAGCATGGCCTCTTGGAGCAATAATATTAATTTGTTTTTCATCTTTATGTAGTTCTTCGGTAATGTCATAATGAAACCTTGGAGATTCACTACTAAACATGTTGGGCATAACCATACGCCCAAATAACAACATATCCTGCTGCATTTCTAGTAATAATTTCTGTTTATCCACTTATTTTTAT